AACTTTGCATAGATGAAGAAACTCTAAGAGAAGGATTTGTTAACCTGCTCGGCTCTGCTATGGATTCAAGAACCGCAAACGGGCTACTAAAGCACCACGCCCAAACCCTAAAGCTTCTTTGTTCAGACGAAGCAAAGATTCTTCAGGTTCTTTCTGCCACCAGGAACTACCCTGTTATTTCAATCAGAGAAAAGCTGACAGAAGGATTCAATGATTGTGTTCCCTTGTTTTCAACCATAGGGGAGAAGGCTGGTTGCAGTCACGCCTTGTTAGTTCCTTCATACTTAAACCACTTAGAAACATTAGGCTTAGCCAAAATTGATTGGACAACAATGTTAATTACCGATGGAGTTTACAAGCCATTAGAAGAATCGACAATCGCAAAAGAGGCGTTAAAATACACCGAAAGCCGAGGTAATACAACTGACATACGAAAAGGTTTAATTACTTTGACAGACTTAGGACTGAATTTTGTTTCCTCTTGCGGCCTTACGAGCACTACGAACCCCTAGACAGCTTTCTAATTCGTTGATCCGTATCGAAAGAGCGCAAAAGCAAAAGTATCCGTAAATTAGCCCTATTGCCACAACGAAAGCTAAGGCAATAACAACAAGGTTAAGCATCATTAACCTCCATTCCCAAAACCTCCATCCTCACGAGCTGTCTTGCGACTGTGGCACTCGTGACACAAAGGTTGGAGGTTTTCTTTATCCCACATGAGGAACGGGTTCCCCTTGTGCGGCCTGATGTGGTCGACGTCGGTCGCCAACTTGATAATCCCGCGCTTCTCACACTCAACACAGAGCGGATGCGCAGCAAGGATCCGAGCTCGAAGACGCTGCCACTTGTAGCCATAACCACGAGCGGACGACGATCCCTTTCTCTCGGCTCGGCGCCTCTCCCGATCAGCCGCGAACTTCGCGTCACGAGCCTCGCCTGCGGCCTTGTGAGCTTCGCAATACTTGGCACCAAGCGGGACCGGCTTGCGGCAGCCTGGATACTTGCAGAGAGTCAAGATCGGCATCCTTCACCTGAATAAAAGGTTCATCTCGGAAGGCCGCGTTCCACGGACTTCCGAGATGAACCAAAAAACAACCCCGTGAGGTGAACAACCTCGCGGGGTTTGTCTTGGTACATTCTTGTGTTTCAGACCAAAGGCTATCCCGTCGAGCTTTTGTTCAACGAGAATAGAATGGGAAAGCAACTAACAAGCAAACCAGTAGAAAGAATGCAATCGACATCATCAGACAGCCAAACGAGTTGGAGCGAGTACGAAGCGTTTACCGACGTTGTGCTCAACAAGCTACTCGAGGAACACAAGCTTTTTTCCTCAGATCACCACAAAACTCAACTGGACATCATCAAGAACTACCTTTGGCTCGCTGCCATCATTGCCAGCGCCATTGGTGCGGTTCTTGCGACAAAGTCATTCAAGTTTTCAGAGTTGTCCCTGTGTGACGCACTCTCCCTGTCGGCATTGACCGTTGCCGCGCTTCTAGCCTGCTTCGCCTTCATCAAAGGGACGCGGCTTCTTCTTGGAGAGCGTGGAGGGCTTCGCCCGGTTGTCGCACCGTCGTACTACGAACTTCTATGTGAAGCGTATGGCGACGACGAATCCGGCAAGCCCTTTGCGGTCAAGCAGAATTGGATCAGGGAGCTAGAAGGTGCCGTCCAGTACCTGAGAGACATTCACTCAGAGAAAGGGAAAAAGATTCGAGACTTGAACTTGTACCTTGTAACCTCTGCCGCTCTCGGCCTGGCTGGGGCTACTGTTTCCTTCTTGGCCGATCATTATTAGGAGTGCTGATGGCTGAAAACAAGAAAGCCCCACCACCAAGACCTCAACCTCCCAAGCCAATCACGTCCAGTACGTCCTCTGGTTCGTTCTACCAGACCAACGGAGAGAATATCCAAGGGGCGCGTCGGACGATGATTGTCTGGGACAGCGTTGACAGCAAGCCTCGCAAATAATCGCAGGCAACAAAACCCCCGTGAGGTTTCTTCGCCTTGCGGGGGTTGTTTTATTGAGCCTGCGGGATCGGCTTTCCGTTCTGATCGACGGGAACGTAGATGACCTGCGGTTGTGCGGGCTGTGCGGCCTGCTGTTCCTTGTCGTCCTTCGTCATGGAATCGTAGATCGCATTGCCCGCCATTGAACCTGCGGTTGCGCCTACGACCGATCCGGCCATGCTCGACCAGAAACCGCCACCGCTTGAGCTGGAGGACTGATGAACCGTCTGGTTGACAACGGTCGTATTTTTCTTCACGACGGTCGTGCTCTTAGGTGCATAGGTTCTGGCCGGAGCAGGACGGGAGAAAGATCGACCGCCGCTAAAGCCTCGACCACCTCGTGCTTCCGCAGCTGTAGAAACGAAAAAGGCGACCGCAATGGCCGCCACAATAGCTTTCTTCATAGGTAACCCAAGTAATTAGAGAGGGCGAGGATTTCTCCCCGCCCCGACCTCGGAGCAAACTGCCCTAAGGTAGCGAACCATCAATAGAAAAAGGGCGGCCTCTTTCGAAGTCGCCCTTTTCGTCTTTCTTCGGAGTTTCTCGATGTCACCCTTGCGGCCGCGACTCAGAGAAGAACTAGCGCCTTGAGCGCTTGCTACAGATACACTTCGGCCTGCGCGTGCGCTCATTTTGGCTGATTCACAGCTTCGTACTAATTCATGAGCAAAGTATAGAGAACCCGTTTCAAGGTCTGCACCCCTCTTTTTACATCTGCTTACACTAAACAGCAAAAATCTTGTTCAGGCATCGTAGATCCGACGGAGCAAGTTCCCTAGCAGCCACTCGGCAGCCATCAGATCATCGGCTGCATGGCGCCTACTCGTCCCCGCTGTCCGACAGAGTCGACCGAACGCGGACCACTGGACATCCTTAGCAAGGTAAAACGTCACGATCAGCTTCTTTTCGATAGCCGGCATGAGAGGTGAGCAAAGAGCCGTCTCGACCTTTTCAGCGTCAGCCAGATCCAACTGTTTAGACGGCGCCGCCTTGCACGGTGCATTCTCATCGCGTCCATACTCCCTCAAAAGAGTTTCTTCCAACGCAAGGAATGGTGCTCGCCCCCATGAAGAGACTGCCCTACGCGGCGCGAAGACCCTCAACCAGTTCTCCAGCCTCTTCACCGTCTGCCAGTCTCGCTCCACAACTACCTCCTCCCAGTACCTTTGCCAGCAAATCCTCAAGCGAACACCCCTCGAAGCTTCTGCCCTCACCCTGCGCGATGAGCACCTCTCCCTCATCTTTGATCGCAAGGAGCTCGATCTCGAGCCTCGCCCGAACGTCATAGGCTTTGATGGCCACGCATGCAACGATCTGTCTGTCGTCGTCAAAGCACACATCCTGAATGCCGTCCAGAGCCGACTTCACGACATTGTCGATATCCGGCTTCGTGATCTTCTGAATCCTGCCGCCGACTGCCACCTTCTTTTTCTTCTGCGACCATGATGTCGGCGGTTCTGAGAAAGCTCGAATGATCGCAATGGCCGGGGCCATACCAAGCCGATCTTTTGACAGTTTTGCAGCGAAGCGAAGCGCATCCTCATACGCGACAGTCTTTCGCGGCGTGTA